GTTACGCTGTACCGCTGGATTAAGCGTGATCCTGATGGCGATTACCGCATGACCCAGTGGGTTGATAACTTCCAACTTCCTAAGCGGTTCGATGGTAAGTGGTCAGAGGAAAAGCTGCCTTACCGCCCGCTAACGTGGGACTTGGCCGATGGTCAGCACTATGGTACGGGATTGGTCGAAGATTACGAGAATGACTTTTCTGGTCTCTCGGCCCTCTCTCGGGCACAGGTCCAAGGCGCGATCCTCGCATCTGAGTTCCGCTGGCTAATCAACCCTGCTGGGATGACCCGACCAGAAGACTTTGAGGGTACGCCTAACGGTGGCGCAATGCCCGGTGTTGAAGGTGACGTGCATCTGGTAAGCTCTGGTAAATCCGGCGACTTGCAGATTACGATGAACCAGACATCCGAGTACATCAACCGTATCGGTAGGGCCTTCCTATTAGGTAGCCAGATCGTTCGGGATGCCGAACGAGTTACTGCAGAAGAAATCCGCATGGTCGCGACGGAGCTAGAAACAGCTTTGGGCGGGGCCTATTCGCGTATTGCAGTTGACTTTCAGATGCCCCTGGCCATGTGGCTACTGTCCGAAGTGGACATTCCTATTGGCAAGGAAACCTTTGAACCCACCATCGTCACTGGTTTGGACGCCCTCTCAAGAGGCGGCGATCTAGACGAGTTAAAACTCTGGCTTGCAGATGTAGCAGCCGTTAATCAGCTTCCTCCCGCCGCCCTTAATGAATTGAACCTAGGTGCCATCTATCAAGCCCTCGCTACCCCGCGTAGGATCAAGGTGACAGCCTATCTCAAATCTGAGGCTCAGAAGCAGGCTGAACAGCAACAACTCCAAGCGCAGCAGGCTGCAGCATACGCTACCCAGACGGGCGTGGATGTGGCGGCTAATGGTGCTATGGAACAACAGAAGGCCGAATAATGCCAGGTGAAGCAAACGAACAGAACCCGTCGCAGGACGGCAATACCGCAGTAACCTTCGGGTCTATCGTTCCGGCCCAGGGTGCACCGGTAAACGGGTCTGTAGCGCCTCCGGTAAGTCAGGAGCCCGTTACCCCACCCGTATCTGAAACTCCTCCTGTCGAGGCCCCCAAGCCGAATGAGCAGCCAAAGGTTGAAGCCGTCCCTTCCGAGAAGGACGAGGCGGGCCTTGTTGTCTATGATGAAACGGGTGACGCTGGCCTTGACCTCGCTTTGGCCTTTATTGGCCGACTGGGTATTGAGGGCACCGACCCTGCCATGGTGGCCGCAGCTAATGGCGATTTCAGCTTTATCGAAGCTAAGTTGTCCACGCTGGGCGACGAGGCTAAGGGCTGGGAAAAGCATGTCCAGCTTGCCAAGGACGCTCATGGTCGCCAGCTTAGCAAGTTCACCGCAGAGCAGGAAGCCACTAACAAGGCTGTCCACGCAATTGCCGGTGGCGAAGACAAGTGGAAGGCTATTGTGGAATGGGCAGGTAAGGAAGCTGATCCAGCAGAGAAGGAGGCTATTAACGCCATGTTCGACGCAGGCGGCTTCCAGGCTCGGGCTGCTGCCCAGATGCTCGTAACGGCCTACTCGACGGCCAAGGGAACAACCGTAACCCCAGCTAACCCAGCCTCTCAGGCCTCGGGCGTGGCTGCTCAACCGCAAGCTAGGTTGACCCAAGCTGACTACCACAAGGAAGTTAGCGCACTACACCAAAAGCTGGGTAACTCGATGGACGGGTCGCCTGAATATGCAGACCTCAAGCGCCGGTTCTTCGGTCGTTAATTTAGGATTATAGAATATGCCTCTTTTTGTTGATCCCGGTGCGATTGTCCCGGAAGCACAGATTACCCATCCCGGCCAGTTCAATCAGACTGGTGATATCAATGCCGCTGCAGTAACCGAGTACGGTCAGCAGGTTCAGCATACGATCAAGCGCAAGTCGCGTCTGGCCCCGTATGTCAACATGCGACCGGTTCGTGGTACTAACCGCATCGGTAGCTATGGCTTCGGTGATAGCGTCGTGGGCAAGGTTACTGCTGGTGAAGCTCCGGCTGCTACCAAGAATGACGCTGGCCGTAACACGCTCGTCATCGACACGCTGGTCTATACCCGCCACTTCCTGCCGCTGCTTGAAACTTTCCAGACTTCCTATGATGCCCGCGTAGAGCTTGGCGTTGAGGACGGTGAGGCTATGGCGCGCTTCATGGATCAGGCGTTCTTCATTCAGGCAGCCAAGGCCGCTCAGGATACGAACAGCCGCTATGGTGCGGGCACTGCTGGTAAGCCTTCGGGCTTCAAGGGCGGCTCGGTGGAAACCCTGTTGTCTGCTGGCGATCTGAGCGATCCGGCCAAGATGTACAAGTCTATCAGCAACCTGCTGGTCAAGATGGAAGACAAGGACGTTGTACCGGGTGAGGATGACATCATCATTGCCATGCAGCCTTCGACGTTCTACACCCTTCTCGACGCAGAGCAGATTGTAAACGGCGAGTATGTCACGGCTCGTGGTACGCGGGTTGAGGGCGCGATGATCTTCAAGGCATTCGGTTGCCCGGTCATCAAGACCAAGAACCTGCCTAACGGCGTTGTGTCGAACCACCTTCTGTCCACCACGGGCAACGGTAACGCTTATGACGGCGACTTCTCGAAGCTCGCGGCTCTTGCGTTCTCGACCAAGGCGATGCTGGCTGGTGAAACGATCCCGCTCTCGCATGACCTGTTCTACGACAAGATTTTCAAGTCTTGGATCGTTGACAGCCATGCCGCGTTTGGCGTTACTCCTGACCGCAGCGAGTACGCGGGTGCGATCCTCTTGCCCTAATCCTGCAGCCTATACGGCTGTAGACATTTGCCCCTATCTTCTTCGGAGGGTAGGGGCATTTTGCGTAAAGGATTATGCCTGCAATGACCCAGCTAGAT